NTGGTATATACTTTTCATCTATATTTCCACCGCTATTATGAGGTATATCGGAAATAGTACATATAAGATACTCATCAATTAATTCAGGAGTCCACTCTTCAACTTCAAACCAACCAGAACGTCTTATTTCCAAACGCCCATTATTTGAAAAGAATTCGAGACTCTTAGGCCATCTCTTAACAAGACGTTTAAGAGAATTCATAGCATTTCGTTCTTCTTTAGTCAGATTTTCCATTTAATTCTTCTTTAAGTTTATTATATTTTTCCTGCGATAATTTAAAATCTGTACAACATTCTATCATATCTAATGTAGTAAACGTCTCAATATCCTCCTCTTCAGGACAAATACCCCAAGGATCATAGTTAGCGCAAACTTTACACATGGCGATACGTTGTTCGTCTATCATTATTTTAGGCATAAAATTCCTCTATATTGGGGTGACCGAGGAGATTCTAACTCCCAACTACCAGAGTCACAATCTAGCGTTCTACTAATTGAACTACGACCAACATATTTCACATCATCTCTCTCTTGTACTCAGCTAATAATACATCTCCATCAGCCATTTCATCATCAAAATAAACATCTTCAATACAAGCATAATCTCCTTCAACAAAGAGAGAAACCTCTTTTTCATCAGGAAACTTATTCAATCTATTTTTTAATTCTTTAACAGTCATATATCTTAAATTTTCACTTTATATAGCAGGATAGTGAGACGCCTACCCCCGATAATGTTCCGTAACCATCCTGTCATCTCACAGTTGGCTGTAGTTTATTATCTCAGCATTGGTATCCGAAACATTAATAACTATTGAAAGGGGCTAAGCATAAGTCACACCTTACACTGTACGGACTTCTAACCTAAAGAGGATTTATTGCCGAGTGTAAGTAGCTTATCCTCATGAGTCATAACCCCTTTCAATAATCATTAAAGACAGTTTAAATAAAAATTTTATGATAGAAAGTAGCCTTCGGCGAGAGCGCTTCTTACCGTTTTCACACTCAATGAGTGATCCTTTATGACCGAAGACTACTTTCTTAAAAACCCCCTGGAATTGCGCTTATATCAGAGGCGCAGAAGGTATGCTATTCATCTATTCAACTTTTATATGTATTTTACATCATGGTATCAATATTACCCGGAAAGGAGGTAATCTGGTCCACCATTACCGTAAATACCCGCCCTGGGTCCGTCTGCTAACATAATCCTGCCTATTGGGGATGTCGGGTCCAACCCGGAATAGAAAACGCCGGAATCTATAGCTTGCTTAAGTCGCTCGATATAGGAAACGCCGGAGTATCCTCGGTCCATATGCTCAAAAATATTGGAATTCATATAAAGTTGGGTCATCTCAATGTGGTAACTATTACCACACGCTTTCTGCACCGCTACAAAGGCTGCCGGTGCCCTGGTAATTTCGCCGGAAGTAAATGTTTCATTGTCAAATGTGGGAAAGGCTACTGCCTGGTTCACCGGGATAAAGCATGACAAACACAAACAAATGGCAAATAGGCTGAATAGGGTTAACATTTTTCGCATAGAAAAACCTCCTCAAATAGGTTAATATTATGTGGCCTGCTCCACGAAATTAATATGCAGGTTAAAGTGTTTAGAATCCAAAGTCTTCTCTGATACTACCAACAGGTACACTTCAGGTAGTGTCATAGGGTGATCAATCCAGACCTTTTTGTGTACCCTAAACACTTCAAGCTATCCATTAAGCTGCCAAAGCAAACTCATCTACAGTATCTTTAATCTCTTTACTATCATAGAGGTAGATACCGTTTTTATCTCTAGTCCATGTTCTGTAATTCGGACCTATATCAAGATGAAAACCGGGTTTATTCCAATAAGGGTATACTCCTACCCCACCGTACCAATTATCCAAGAAAAAACAATAAAGGGTGTATAATTCTTGTGGACAAGTATCTGTTACATAAAAATCGGCTGCCATACCAAGATAATGCGTACTTTTACTGGAATGTCCTGAACTCTCATAAGCACAATTAATATTTATTCCTCTATGAAGCTCGTCTCTTATAGCATCTAAATTATGTAAAAGACGGACATCCATAAACCCGAAACGACCCCAGTTTTCGTTCATGCCAAAATGATTCAACTGATCCCATATACTTCTAACAGATATTGTATTCGCCTTTTCATACCAACGATCATACTTCGTCATTCTTCTTCCTCTACAAACTTTCTAAGTTCCTCACGAGTACCTTCTCTGCATAACCGCATAAACTTATCTTTAGCCTCAAAAATCTTTTTATTTTCAGCTATGTCCTTCTTCCATGCTTTGTCAAACTCTTCTATACTCGCCATATTCTTCCTCTTGCTCTTTCAAGATCTTATACTGCCTATTGTTCACACGTTCGTTATTAGGAGTTTCATCAATAAGCTGACAACACACCCCCGCATCTACCAAAACGAGGTGCCCTCTCGTTTTACTTTTCTTTCCGCCATAAGGTTTCAATTTCATTGGTGTGACTTTACCTTTACGCCTCACTCCATCAGTTCTGCAAGAGTCTGCATTCCTTCTTTATTCTCATTCTGTCCATTTTTTCCGGTAGCAGGTCTTCCCTCGTTTATTCTACAAAACCCACAGCATTCCCCGTTAGATTTAGCAACCCTTTTATTATATTCTTGTTCTTCAACACCATGAATATTTGAATGTTTACCAGGCATAGTTATCTCCTATCTGAAAGTTTATATGGTGCGATACCTACATCATATTGCAAAAAATCGCACAATTTTTGATGGCGTACATCGTTATACTTATTTTGAACAAATTTTATATGCTCGTCCCTTATACTATCTAAACTCATGTCTTCAGGAATAAGATTTGTGTCAATTATAAGCTTCTCTCCATATTTAGGTTGAATGTTTGAAAAAGATCCCATATTAATAGTTTCACCCAAATTGATATCTATCTCCACTCCTTTAATCCATGGTTTCTTCATTAGATACTTACACACCTCCATGTTTTATTATTCTTAATAAGGCTTATAGTTGATTGTGACACACTAAACATCTCTGCTAATTTTTTATTACGTTGGTTACTATGTCTAATCTGAGTAACTTCCTTTCCATGTAATTTAGACATATTATTAGCTTCGCCTTTATCATCTCTTAAGCCTAGAATATGTGCATGATTATTATTCTCTGCATAAGTACACCATTCAAGATTATAAGATTCATTATAAGATTTAATACCATCTTTATGATTGATACAAGGCTTCTTATCAGGATTAAAGATGAAAGCTTCAGCAACTAATCTATGAACTAGGACTCCTTTCTTCTGCCCTTTTCTCCATAAATTTACACGAAGATAACCTTTCTTATCGAAACAACCTTTAAGAAATCTTTCCTGTAAATTATGTCCTGCTGCGTCTTTTCTTGCAAGGCTCTTTACTCTTCCTAAATTAGAAATTTGGTAATAGTCTTCATAACCAACTATGTCTTCCCAAATTTCTTTCATATAAAACCCCTTAAGTAAATTTAACGCTTAAAACTAACTTATAACTTAGTATACCTGATTAAATTTTATTGTCAAGCAGTTTTTTCAAATAATTTTAAAGCTAATTCATTAACACGTTTTCTTTCAAGCAATGCTTCTATTAAATTCTCCACAGGTTCTTCAAGTTTCACATTAGTTCCTGAGAAACATTGTGGTCCTGGATGCTTATAATCATCTATTAATTTCTTTCTTACCTCCACAAACATCTCTTCAGCATCTTTTTTAGTAAAGGGGCTTGGTACAAAATCCCAATTAATTTCCATGATATCCTACAGGTGAGTATCAAATAACTTTTTTAATTTGGGTTCGTCAAAATAAAATACAGCTTCAAACACAATCCAAATGATAAAACAGTTTATAATAAAGTCTAACATAATTCCTCAAATTAAAGACCCCAAGGAATAGTGGCATCAGTTTCAGCATACACATCAGTTTTTTTATTCATGTATACATTCTGATCTCCACCAATATTTACTGCACACATGCAACCTATAGTCCCACTCACTATTAATAGTATAACACCGAGCATAAATAATGTCAACACAAAATCTTTAAGATCTTTCATTTATTTTCTCAATTTCAAATTCATAATCTTCTATAACAGTACTTGCTAATATCTGCTTACACATCTCATCTACTTTACTTTTGGCCTCTGTATAGCCAAACGCATCTATCTCCATAGTCATAAATTTACCTATAGAAAACTTCTCAACTTCTGTATACCCCATAGAATGAAGAGATTTCTGAATAGCCTCTCCTTCGTTATTTTTAATCCCCTTTCGAAGCCCTATAAATATTTTAGCTTTATACATTTTATTCCACATACCCCATAAGCTGAACAAAGGCGTAATAAACTCCAGAACCCCCTAAACTATTGATAAGTGATCTTACCCAGAATTTCTTATCGTCATCCACGGCGAGTATAATCTCTCTACTAGGACCCCATACAGAAGGTGTTAAAGGACCAGATGCACCATGTCCATGATCACTTACAAAATGTATGTAATCGGTGTCAGAACTGTTTGTCTTAACTTCTAAAAGCGCCCACCCTTCAGTATCTGCATTCAAAGTAGCCAATCTTAAATTAAGTATAGCAAACTTTGCTGTAGCTGGTAAATACGTTGACACATCAATCTGTTGCCAGGCTTGTGCTATAGTCTGATTTCCCCAGTTAACAATTGATGCTCTTTCACTATCAGGATACAATAAAATATTACTGCCAACAGTTGCATCGGCATGCTTTAATCTTTTACCGGCTGCAATATTTATATCTCCCGTAGGATTAACTTGAAAAGGAGCTATACTTACTCCATTAACCCCCGGAGATGAAACACGTAAATCTGCCGGTCCTATAGCTCCTGAATCATCTGTTTGTATGCAAGCCAAAGCTACATAAGATACTCCAGAAGGAGGATACGTTGACACTTTTATTTGTCCACTTTGAACATAAATCCAATTAAAAGAGCTCGCCGTCAAGGAACCAGCACCTGAAGTAATTAACACACTACTTCCGTTTATAGATGCTACTCCTTCGGTATATGTAAATTCTAACGAAGTTGCGGATGTAGTTACTCCTAAACCACTAATAACGTAATCTTGATTGGAAAGAACTGTTACCATAACATCAAACAATTCTGCCCAATGTGTTAACATATCTAACCAAGCACGATTATTTAAAACAGGAACCGGAACTTTAAACCGATTTGTAAGTGAAAATTCATCAGACATGCTCTAATTCCTTTTTTACTTCTTCCATTAATTCAGAAAGTATATTCATATTCTCCCTACCACACTCACCTAAATGGGCGAGCATCCCCTTTGGTTTATTCTTAAAATCAAGTTTAAATCTTTTTCCACATCCGTTAGGACAATAAATCAACTGTTTTTTACCCTTCATGAATATACTCTCTTTGATTCTAAGCTGCGCTTACGGTTAATACCCAAGAAATATCAATAGCATCTCCAGAACCTTTTACAATCGGAGCAAATACTGATCTGGCAAGCAAAATTCCGGCAGAACTAGCATTTAAAATCCCTGCCTCAACGATAGTACCTGTACCTGTACCGGCTGGCACAGTAGCAGCATATGTTACCTGATTAGCGTTACCACCAGTTCCCCTGGTTTTTGAAGTAAGTGTTACTCTTCCTAATTCCCCATACAAAGCTGTATCAGTAGCGGTAGCTGCCGTATTATTGGAACCGATAGCTGCCCAACCCATTACAGCATCAACAAGAGTATCCTGCAATCTATCGGCAATATGATACAAACCTACGTTCACAACCAAATTACGAACAAGACGTTTCCCTATGATCCGTCCTGATGCCTCATTTCGAACAATAAGATCTACATCACCTCGCATCTTAAAGAGACCTTCTTCTTTTACCAAACGAGTTATAATCGCCTCTCGCATTCCTGGGTCTGATAAAATATCATTAATACTCATCATATCTTACATCTCCTAAACTTTTTCAATAGTTAAGTCATCGCTGGCTAGAACAAGCGCTAAAAACTCATCCGTACCAGCTATTATAACAGTTTCGACCAATAATGTCGTTAAACTTTCTTGTATTGATACTCCATCTAAAGGTGTGAGAATACCTGTTCCGGCAGCTAAAATACGAGTAAGTTCTAACTCGTCTTCTATTAAGAAGGATATAGGATTACCGCCCCAAGCAGAAGTGCCCCAAGGCTGAAATCCAAATCCATCTTCATAACCATCTCTTATAAATAAACTCTTACGAATTATAAAAGACACAACTTCAGATGCAATAATAGCATTCTCAGGATTAAGATCAAATCCAAAATTAATAACATCCGCTACTGTTACACTATCATTAATTACTGTCAAAGGAACAACGCCTAACTGAAGAGCTTCCGCTATTGTTACACCATCGGTAAGAGTTAGTTTATGATAAGTATAATCCTCAAGTAACACATAGAAATCAATAGAATCTACTTTAGAAGAATCTCCCATATTTAAAGTATTACTTAGTATTCTAGCCGGATCACCAGCTAAATTATCTAAAGGAAATGTAAGTCCTATTGTATCGTGCTTATCTAATTCAAACTGGTCAAGAAAGCATTTAACCTTATAATATTTCCGAATAACGCTATAATAAGACAAATAATAATTTGCTACGTGAGAAACTGTAACTGAGTCTCTTAAATAATCAAAGAAAAACTTATCACCAACATTCTTACGAACACCAATATCTGGATCAGCCTGCGACCCTGTATTCTCCTTTGTAAGAATATCTCTAAACTTATTGGGTGTATATGAAACAAGAAACGAATAATCTATAGTATATCTAAACTCAATTAAATTTAAGAGTTCTTCTACATCAGATCGTTCCGCTGTGATATTCTTAATAGTAGATGTATTTAATTGCTTGTTTACAGCAGTAGCTACCTCCAACACTTTTATACGGTGAATTCCCTGTTCCCAATACTGATCAGTTCGTGTTTGAAAAGCGAGTTTTTCCAGTATATCTCTTAATGTGGTTTGATTAACTATGGCGAAATCACAACGATATCTTTGTATTTCATAAAATAATCCGGCTGCATCATAATACGTAGAGTCTAAATCAGCCAAATCAAAAAGAGAATTCCATGTCAATAAGAACCGGAATAAACATCTGGCCTATTTATAAGTTCATTAAGAACACCGTAATCAGTAGTAATTTCAGTGCCATCTACATAAAAACCTTCAACATCAGCAGTAATTTCATCAGTATATTCAAAGCTGTACTTTCCACTTTCAGTTGTTATCTGAAATTCTTTTATAAATATATTTGTTCCCGGTTTCTGTCCGTCACTCTCAAATACAATATCCGCAGTTTTACTTAGTAAATCATCCCAACTGGTAACATATTCAGTAATCTCAAATGTCGCTTCAACCTCATGACTTTTTCTAACGGGCTTAGTAATTGTAATCGGTTGAGGAATTGTTACAGGATCTGGTTGAGGAGCAGGAGCATCCTGAGTTACTTCATATTCAACCTGAAGATAAACATCTTTAACATTTCCCCATAACTCAGCTACTAACTCTGCACCGATATCTGCCACTTTATTAGCGCCGATAAAAGGTTCTGCCCTAATATAAACTCTCAATCCACTAATGTCATGAGAATACAATGGTGTGTGCTTAAGCCCGGTTAATGATGCGTCAAACTGTGTCCAAACAACTTGTCCTTTTTTCTTATATTCCCATTTAAATGCATTGGCTCTACCTGTAGCGCCTGCAAAAGGCTCTAAATTATCTTGAAATATTGCAGCCAACTTTGTTACTCTAGCAGTACCTCCGCCTGAAGGTGAAAGACTGAACCCTTCATAAACAAAATCTATCCACTTAAAGTTTAATGCGTCAGCTTCCCAAGTTTCAGGACTAAACGTAACAATATGCTGAAAGAATATTATCTTTGCAGTTAACCCGTCCGCTTGCGCAGTAAAGTATAATGGAGAAACTTTGTTTTCGTCAGTAAGAAGAAGTGTACCACCAGGGTATCGATAACCATCTGGAAAGACCTCTTTTGTATCAAACCATAGATTACTTGGTTCTACAGCTTCCGTTATTGTTTCTGTTCTTAATACAGACTCCGGTCCTCGAATCATATCATCTGCCTCACCATACGGAGGAGGATTTACCGGATTACCGGAATTTGCTATAGGATCTCCCTTAGTAGCTTCTATTTCTTCAGCTTCTTCCGGTGTAAGAGGATCAAATGTAGGATCTGCTAAAGCCCCTAAAATGTTATTATCCCAATGAACACGAGCTTGAATCTCACCATCCCATTCTTCTTTATCTGTAAAATATTTAATATAATAAAAGCTCTTTTGAACTGATTGTTATTGTTTAATGCGTTAACTCTCTGAAAAGCTATTTTCTGCCCTGAACTTAATCTTGAATAATTACTACTATTATCGTCAGTAATAGATTCCGGCGTTTCCCCATATGGAAATGTTCCGTCATCAATTATTGTATCAAACTGATAATCATCGAATACAGTTTCCTTTTCCTGTTCTATTTCAGGATAACTCGAAAAAATAATTTTTCCAGGGTGTGTGACTTGATCTATTGTATATTGAGCGGCTGATAATAAAAACCCATTTACTCTTACATTAGTAATCGCTTTAGCTTTAATAGTATTTCCATTAAATTGATCATCAAAAACCTGATAACGAAACTCACTTTGCTGCTCATACGTTTGAGTTCCTTTAATATGCAATACTGCCGCTGTTCCGTTATAACCCCTTGTATTTATCGTTAATGTATTCCCGCCCGAAGTATTTTGTTCCATAAGAAGCTGTTCATCTTCCAAAATGAGAACCCAAGTTCCAGATATTGGAAATACACTTCCATCATCAGCTTCCAACGTCATATCTACACTATTTAAAGTTTTTCTCAATGAACTTTTACCTGCTGTAAAAACACATACAGCAGGCACATTCTCAACAGACCCACACACTTGAGGAATAACTCTTCCTCTATGAGCGGGAAGCGACCGTGGGAATTCAGCTTTAGTAACTATACGTCCTACTTCCGCTTTCAAATCAAGTATACGATTTACTATATCAAACTCAACTGCTTCCAATGAATATGTTACAGGAGATGTGATTCTTCCATTAAATATTATCTCCATTTTCGATTCTTCTAAACCGATATAGTGCTCGTAAACTTTTGCTATTTTTCCTTCAGGGTTAATCGTAGCAAAAATGTCAGAAATAGGACTAGTCAACGAATTCGCTAAAGTCAAATGTAAGTCATTAGTAGTAGCCGAATTATTAAGAATGAAGTCAACGCTACCCCAATTGATTACAACAGGCTCATAAGTATTTGATCCTATTGTAATTGTTCGATCAGAATAGTATTTAGTCCCTATTACCCCCCCAAATTCAATTATTAAGAGATTAATTGGGGAAACACCGGATTTTTTATTTTTTAATCTTGAGAAATCACTATTTAAACTTTTTGACATGTTAACCCGTCTTATCGGTAAAAGGAACTCTCACATCAGCTCTTTTATTATATTGATATCTTGGGAATGACTTAATATAACGTAATTGTTTATCGTAAAGTTTAAAACATTCCCACATTAAACAATAATTTACTATAGGAACCCATATTATTAAAGAAAACAAGAACCACAGCTTCCTAAACCGCTCTCTATTAAAGCGATACATCCAACTTCCACAACCTGCTATAGCCCCACCGACTCCGCAAAAGTATATAAACAATACAATAAATAGCATACTAAATCCTCAATAAATTAACTGATACGCTATAGGGAACCGTCCCATCTTCGTAGTCCCAAGTTTCATTAAAGAACTTCACATCAAACCATTCATTATCATGATTGGTGAAACGAAAGACTCTAAACCCACCTTCCACAATATTCTCCACAAAATCAATTAACGCATCTCGATCAGCCTCAGTCAACAAGTCAATTTTTAATGGAATAAACTCTTGGGGAGTTCCTTTATCATAAGAATAAATAGTCCCATCGAAAGATTGATCAACAGGACTTCCTGCATTAGCATTCCATGTTGGTGCAGTCATCTCTAAAGCATACGTGAATTCTAAAGTAGTCGTAGGAGCACCAGAAGGGAACTCAAATTTAAGTTTGGTCATCTTACGTTGTTCCCGCTAAACATATATTAAGAAATGAAGCCTTTCGTATACCAAAATGAAATGATCTTGAAAGCTCATAAGCATCTTCTTCCTCCGGCACAAATTTTTGTACCGGGGGTGCTTCAAATAAAGTTGAGCATTCCTTCCCGCTCAATACGGCTTTCACCAATTCATCTATGTCGATATCATCATAATTATTCATAAGTCTTACTATATATTAAGTGAAGAAAAACATCAACACTAAAATGAAGTTTTTCTTTGTTTAAACTTTTCCAACTCAGGCCATATCTCTTCTCGGACTACTTCTCTCCATCGAATATTCTTAACATCTTCAGGAGCTACTCCATTAATATTAACAGAAACATCTCCAAAATTTGTTGCAGTATTATTAACAGCAGCACCAGTACCAACTGCATTTGCTTTAATTCTTGAAGCTAAGACCTGTCTCAACTTATCAGGATCAGTATTCATTAATTCAAGAAGTGGTTTAAACATTTGAGTTGCTGCGGCAGTTATTACACTTTCACCCTTCGACAATTGCGCTACGATGGAATCTGAAACTGCTGTTCCAGGTCCTTGAATATCAATTTTACCTCTAGCAAACGATGAATCCTCTTCAGGAATTTTACCACCGGCAGTAGCTTCTGCACCTCCAGTAGCTGTCCCTTTACCAGCAGGTCCACCAACTGAAACATTCTTAGTCATAACCGTTACAGTTATTGTTTTATCCTTAAGTCCGTCCAATTTCTTCTGTATCATATCAATTTGTTTTTCAGCTTCTCCTACAATCTTAACTTCAATCTGCCTCTTTTCTTCGGTAAGAGCTTTAAGATCTCTCTCAAGATCTTTTATCTTAACTTGAACTTTACTTAAGGCACTCTCTTCAGCAGATCTTTGAGCCTCAAATGAACGCTGTAATAAAGCTCCGGCCTCTTTAACAAGATTAATACTACCTATACGAGCTTTATCAGCTCCAATAAGCACCTCAGCGTCTTTAGCGCTACTTTCTCGAACTTCCTTACTTGTGGCAAGAGCTATACCTTTTATTTCATTATTAATTTCTTTAACTCGATCAAAGTTATTCTGCCTGATTGCCTCCTCACCTTCAGCCAATAAATCTTCAGCACGTTTTCTTTCATCATTAAAGTTCTGAATAGCGGTCTGACCTTGCTGCCTTAACTGTCTGATTGTATCCTCAGTAGACCTGATAGCGGCAGCTTTCTCTTCCTCAATAGTTTTAATTCTATCAGCAGCACTTTGCTCTGCCGCAACCATCTGATCTAAAGATGCTTTAGTAGCAGCTATTCTTTCATCGAGTTGAGCCTGACGAAAGTTCTTTAAATCTGTAGCTAAAACTTTTGTTCTCTCATTAAACTGCTGTTGATTGATAACACCTGTATTATACAATGTAGCCAATTGCTCAGCCACAGCGTCAAAATGTTGTTTCCTTATAGCAAATTCTTCATCTTGAGAAGTTTTAATAATTTGTACTACTCTATTCCTTGAATCAATCCTAATCTGAGCAATCTCATCAGCACTTAAACGTTCCCTGGCTATACGCATATCAGCGTCTCTCTGAACGTTTTGTATAACAATATCTCTTTCAGTACGAACAATCTCAATAAGCGCATTTATACTTTCCTGAGTAATGGATAATCTCTCATCCCACATTTTAGTATAAACTGCATTACGAGACTCGGCAGCTTCTTTCTCAATAGCCTGTATTGCTATCGAGCTTCCTTGATTTATTTCAACCTCTTTCCTACGTTTAGCTTCTATCTTCTGAAGATCAGTTGCCCCGATAGACTCCAACTTTTCACGAAATTTTAGTTCCGCCGCAGTAAATCTTTCCTGAAATACTTGTTGAGATTTAAGTAATAATTCATCTCTCCTAGTATCCTCCAAAACAGCTTTATCTAAGTCTTGAGCAAACTTTTCTTGTTCTTCTATAAGAGCCTTGAACGGGAATTTTTTCGTAGTTTTAGCAGCAAGTTTATCGAGACGTGAATTTAATTCTAAGAAAGCTTGATTCATATCAGAAGCGTTTTTAACAATACCTTGTGCAGCCAACCCGAAGTCTTTCTCCGCATCTAAAGTTGCTGAACTTATTTTAGCACCAAGATCAGAATAAGCTTGTTTAAGCTGTTTAAGCCCTTCATCATTCTCATCAGCAAAGTTCGCATATGATCGCCAAGATTATTAACGCTTCTACCTGATTTTTCTACTTCTCCTTCAAATGATCTCAAGGCACCTGTAAGAGTTAATATAGGAACTTCCCCTTCACCATATCTTTCTTGTAATTTTTGAAGAGAGGTGATAAGTAGTCCAACATTATGCTGTTCATCCTTAAGAGCTTCAATTTGTTCTTTACTTAATTTTTTAGTTTGTTCAAGAGCAACATCCACAGCCTCTTTACGTTTCTCAATTTCTTTATCAAGTATCTCTAAAATATCCTCACGAGTAATAGTCTCTTTATTTAATAAAGGCACCAATTCTTTGTGACGCTTAATACTTGACTCAACTATTTTCTTTAAATCCTCTTCAGTTGCAGCCTGATTCTCAACAGCAGCTTTTAAGCTTTCCATACTCTTCAAACGATCAACTTCTACATCCAATACTCCTTGGGAAGCTTCCAACATTTTTTCTTGAGAACTGGTAGCATCATCAAATAACTTTGGAACAATTACTAAAGCCGCAGCCAATGCTCCGATAGCTATAATTAATGGACCCATTGCTGCACTTGCGATAGACGCACTTGCAGCAGCACCGGCAAAACCAGCTTTAACAAAACCAAGTGTACCTCCAAGAAGAATTAATGCAGCTTTCAAAGAAAGAATAGTAGTAACTCCTAAAGCAATAGCAGATACTAGAGTTTTCCAAGCAGGACTTAATTGTTGTAACCACTCCAGGACATCTTTAAAAGCAAAAACTAATTTACTAAATATTGGTAAAAGTTGATCACCAAACATATCAACGTATCAGGAATGATACGTGAAGATAAAGTTGTCATAACTTTACCAGCATCCTGCATAGACCTTTCATACGCTCCGGTACGCTTAGCAGCCTCCTCAAATATTTTATTTAGAAGTCCTTGACGCTTCTCCATAGAAGTTAAATCATTTACAGATTTTCCTAAAATACGAGATTGCTCTTTATAAACTTGATTTAAGTTTACAACAACGCCAAATTGACGCAATTGTCTTGGTAATAAAGACAATATAGATTGAGTCATTATTCTTAGAGCTTCAGAAGAACCAAGAGTCGAACCGGCTGCCAAATCCTGAGCAGCACGAGCTAATTGAGTAGCGTTCTCCATGCCTAATTGAGCCTGAGAAAAACGAGAAATTAACTCACGAGTATCATTGATACTAATACCAAGTTTTCGGACCGTATTTTCTGTCCTGGTTAATTCAGCATTAGTAATTCCGGCATTATTACCAACAGTCCTCATAGCAGTTCCAAGGACTTGATTCCTTGCAGCCAAAATAGTTGCTTCTTTAATAAGATTTCTAAATGTGGAAGCTACTTTAACTACAGCTATAGATTCAAGAACCAAAAAGGCTTTCTCAATATCTTTAACCGATTTAACAGCAGTATCACTAAGCTTCTCAACATCTTTAATCGCTTTCTCTTGAGCCTTTACAGTCTGCTTTAATGCTTTGCGCTTTCTACCCTCAGCCTGTTCATATTTTGCTGTTGTCTTAGCGTGAACACTTGATAACCTCTCTTCAAGATTCTTAGATTTAATTATTACCTCATTAAGTTGTCGTCTACTTAGCCTAGAACCTTCCGTAAGAGATTTTCGTAAATTAGTAGACATAGCTGAAATGTTTTTAAAAACACTTTTTAGCCCTAAGTTCAACTTATTTACAGACGCTTCTCCATCCTTCCCGGTTTGCTTAAAACCGGTTTTAACGTCTTTTAATC